ATAGTTCCATCAGAGGGATTAGTTTTTAAATATAAAGGTAAAATGTATAAATTTACAGGAGCATTTGCACCTGTAAATCAAATAGTAGGTGCATTAAAATTTAGTAGGTAAATATATGGGTTATAGTAGAGATAATGAAAGACAAAATAAAGTCTTAGGTGATTTAATTACGGGTAAAACACCTGAAAAAAGAGTTATGGTTGGTTATGAGGGTGATAAACAGATAACAACAGGTGATCAGATAGATAGACTATCTGATATTATGAAAGATGCTAGGATGCCCTGGTTTTGTCCGTCTTGTAAAAAGACAATGAAGAAACGTTTAGATAATAAGATGTGGTTATTATATAATCATTGTTTTGATTGTCAAATAGATTTTGAAAATAAACTTCGTATTAAAGGTGAATATGAAGAGTGGGAAAGTGGTAAAGTAAAATCAAATCAAAAAGCATATCTTGAGGATTTGTTAGTATCTTTAGATGAGTGGAAAAATACTAAAATAGAGTTTCAAGAACAAGTTGGTGCTAAAGATATTGAAATGGAAAAGGAAAAATGGACACAAAGTCAAGAACAAATAAAAGAAATGGCTGATAAAGCAGAAGAATTTATCAGAAAAACACTAAAAGAAATAGAATAACTATTTATATATATGAAGAACCTTTACTTTAAAAAGAACAATTACTATATCGTTCCTGGTCAGACTTGTAACGAAATACACCATGTTTTACGTGATATGAAACAATTAGCAGAGGTGTATTTATCTGATATAGAGGATTTAAATGAAGATAGTGAAAGATTTGAAGAAGCAATGATAATTTTTGAATATGTAATTCAAAGATTTTTACAAGTAAATGAATTTGATTCCTTAGATTTAGGTGGAGTTAAGTCTTCAGTAACATTTAACGAATTATTAAAATCTGCTGGTCTTAAAAGGGCTGGTAGTCGATAGGAGAATAATATGGCAACTAATTTAAACCCTAGTTCATCTATGAATGTTCATCCAAGTGATTACGATCATTTTCAAAAATTTGGACATCCTGGAAAGTACAAGGGTGTACAGACAGTTAATAATGCTACGGGTAGTTTTACAGCTTCTAATTATGGTGCAGGTGCACTTATCGTGGGAGAATCATCAACAACTGGACACGCTGATTTATCAGGTGGTGGAAGAATTAATCTTGCACATTTAACAGTTGGAACACAATATGATTTTTCACTAAAAGAAGTAGCTTGTAATGCAAAAGCAGTTTATGTATTGATACGTAATCCAAAGTTACACTAATGGATAAGAACTATAAAGAGATTATAAAGAAAGAATATGTAAGATGTGCAAATGATCCAGTATATTTCTTAAAGAAATATTCGTTCATTCAACATCCGATAAAAGGAAAAATACCTTTCGCACTTTATGATTTTCAGGAGAAGACTGTAGAAGAATTTATGCAGCATAGACTTAGTATTATACTAAAGGCTAGGCAGCTAGGTATATCTACATTAACTGCTGGATATTCTTTATGGATGATGACGTTTCACCAAGATAAAAATATCTTGGTTATTGCTACGAAACAAGAAGTAGCAAAAAACTTGGTAACAAAGGTTCGTGTGATGCACGCAAATTTACCAAGTTGGTTAAAGCAACCTTGTGTTGAAGATAACAAGTTAAGTTTGAGATACAAGAATGGTTCTCAAATAAAAGCTGTATCAAGTGGTGAAGATAGTGGTCGTTCAGAGGCATTATCATTATTGATACTTGATGAGGCAGCATTTATTGATAAGATTGATACAATATGGGCAGCAGCATCTCAGACGTTATCAACTGGTGGACAATGTATAGCATTATCTACACCAAATGGTGTTGGTAATTGGTTTCATAGAACTTGGACTGATGCAGAAGATGGTTTAAATGAGTTTAATTTTACAAGACTTCATTGGACTGTTCATCCTGATAGAGAACAAGATTGGAGAGATGAACAAGATTCATTGTTAGGTCCTGCATTAGCGGCTCAAGAATGTGATTGTGATTTTATCACTTCTGGACAAAATGTTATTGATGGTATTATTTTAGAAGAAATGAAAAATAGCACGTGTAAAGAACCTGTCGAAAAACGTGGTGTTGATAGTAACTTGTGGATTTGGGAGCCGCCAAATTACACAAAAGATTATATAGTATGTGCTGACGTTAGTAGAGGAGATTCTACAGATTATTCTGCTTTTCACGTTATAGAATTAGAAAGTTGTAATCAAGTAGCAGAATATAAAGGTAGAATATCTACAAGAGACTATGGTAATATGTTAGTTAACATAGCTCAAGAGTATAATGAAGCACTACTTGTTGTGGAGAATAACAATATTGGTTGGGCAGCAATCCAACAGATAATTGACAGAGATTATCAAAACTTATTTTACACATCAAAAGATTTAAAGTATGTTGATACTGAAAGGCAAATGACTAATAAGCACTATAGAGAGGAAAGACAAATGGTGCCTGGTTTTACAATGTCTATGAAGACAAGACCATTAGTCATAGCAAAATTAGAAGAATTTTTTAGAGAAAAAGCTGTTCACGTTCAATCACATAGATTGATAGATGAATTGTTTGTTTTTATTTATAATGGACAGAGAGCAGAAGCAATGCAAGGATACAATGATGACTTGGTATTATCTTTTGCTATGGGATTGTGGATAAGAGAAACTGCATTGAGATTGAGAGCAGAGGGTATTGAATTATCAAAAAGAACTCTCTCAAATGTAAATGCACATCAGGGTATTTATTCTCCTGAAGAAAAAAATAACGATTCTTGGAATTGGAAACCTGGCGTAGGTGAAAATAGAAAAAATGAATCATTAGAATGGCTACTTAATTAAAAGAGGTAAATGATGGCTGATAAATCATTATTTGGAAGACTACAACGACTATTCTCAACAAACGTAATTGTTAGGAATGTTGGTGGTAAGAAACTAAAGATAGCTGATACAGATAAAATTCAGCATATAGCAAAAAACAATCTTATTGATAGATTTCAGAAATTGTATTCTGGTTATGGTGCTTCCGTAACTTCGGATGCAGTTCACAAGAAAGCATTAAGGTTGGGTTTATTTAAAGACTATGAATCGATGGATAGTGATGGTATCGTTTCTTCAGCGTTAGATATATACGCTGATGAATCAACAATGAAAAGTGAATACGGAAGTGTTTTAGAAATAACAACTGATAACGACAATATTAAATCAATACTACAAAATTTATTTTATGATGTATTGAATATTGAATTTAACTTGTGGCCTTGGGTTCGCAATATGTGTAAGTATGGTGATTTCTTTTTACAATTAGAAATCAACGAAAAATATGGTATTACAAACGTAGCACCACTTTCAGCATATGACGTAGCTAGGGTAGAGGGTCTTGATGAAAAAAATCCACATTATGTTAAGTTTGTATTAGAACAAGGTGGAGATCAACATTCAGCATATAGTACTCAGAAACCTCATCAAATGGAATTAGAGAATTTTGAAGTAGCACACTTCAGATTACTTTCAGATTCTAACTTCTTACCTTATGGTAAGTCAATGATTGAACAAGGTAGAAAAGTTTGGAAACAATTATCTCTTATGGAAGATGCTATGATGATACATAGAATTATGAGAGCACCTGAGAAGAGAGTTTTTCAAATTGATATTGGAAACATTCCACCTGCAGAAGTTGATAACTATATGCAAAAGATTTTGAATAAGATGAAGAAAACACCTATCATCGATCAAGCAACTGGTGAATATAATCTAAAATATAATATGCAAAATATTACTGAAGATTTCTTCTTACCTGTTCGTGGTGGAGATAGTGGAACGAGAATTGAATCACTTCCAGGTTTGAATTATGAAGCTGTGGAAGATATTGAGTATCTAAAGAATAAAATGTTAGCAGCACTTCGTGTTCCAAAAGCATTTCTTGGATATGAAGAATCACTTGGAAGTAAAGCAACACTTGCAGCAGAAGATGTAAGGTTTGCAAGAACGATTGAAAGAATTCAAAGAATTACTGTATCAGAGTTAACTAAGATAGCTATTGTTCATCTATACTCACAAGGTTATCAAGATGCAGACTTAGTTAATTTTGAATTGAATCTTACAAATCCATCTACAATTTATGAAACCGAAAAAGTTGAATTGTGGAATAGTAAAACACAATTGGCATCTTCAATGTTACAAGATGGTATAGTTTCTACAGAGTGGATTTATAAGAATGTATTTAATTTTACAGAAGATAAGATTAAAGAGATGGATAATCAGATAGTATTTGATTATAAACAGAAATTTAGACGCTCTCAGATAGAATCTGAGGGTAACGATCCTGCAAAGAGTGGTGAAGCACAAGGAACACCATCCGATGCACAAGCAGGTAGAACTGGACATGAGTTAGATGATGAGGGTGGTTCACCTCCAGGTGGTTGGAATGGTGCAGGAAGACCAAAAGAGGGTGGAAAATACGGAAAAGATAGTGGAGCTAGAGGTAGAGATCCTTTAGGTGCACATGATAAAA